CCGGGTTCGCTGTGTTCGGTTGCAACTTGAGCTAAAGGGGCGACGATGGCGGTCGGCTTCATTCTGGACGAAGCCGGATCGAAAGTCCTGCTCGAGAACGGTGTGGATGCTGTAGTCCGAGAGGACTACACGACCGCGATCACTGGTAGCGCAAACGTCACCGAAGCATCCGACACCAGTACCGCGTCCGGTACGACAACGGTTGTCGGGTCGAGCTCACAAACCGAGACGAACGACACCAGCACCGCTGCGGGTACGTCCACAGTCGTCGGCACTAGTACGAACACTGAGGCGGCGGACACGTCGACCGCCACCGGTACGACAACGGTCGTCGGGTCCAGTACGAACACCGAAGCATCCGACACGGCTACCGCGTCCGGTACGACAACCGTGCTCGGGGCGTCCAGCACCACCGAAACGTCCGACACCAGTACCGCGACCGGCGAAGTCGGCGGCGGCTCCGTCACCGGCACAGCCAACGTCACCGAACAAGACGACACCGCCATCGCGACCGGTGACGCCGGCCCACCCGACCGTCCCAACTCTGCAACGTTCGACGAACTGTTCAAACGCAAACTCGACCTGAACCGTGAACTGGAAGCGATCGCGTTGGTGCTGCTGGAGGCGGCGTGATCGTCGGCGACTACACGTACGGCGCCGAAGACATCCACATACACGGCTACGGCGAAACCGACCCGGCAGACATCACCATCGGAAAGTTCTGCTCCATCGCCAACGCGATCGAGTTCCTACCCGGCGGGATGCACCAGATCGACCGGGTGTCCACGTTTCCGTTCCAACGGATCGGCTGGGAATACCCCGCCGCCTACCACAAAGGTCCTATCCGCATCGGTAACGACGTGTGGATCGGACGAGGCGCCCGCATTCTTGGCGGCGTCACCATCGGCAACGGAGCGATCATCGGCGCCTACGCCGTCGTCGCCTCTGATGTGCCGCACTACCACGTCGCGGTCGGCAATCCAGCCCGTTGCCGGCCACGACCACTGCACCATCCGTGGGCTGACGTACTCGACCGAATCGCCTGGTGGGATTGGCCCGCCGGTGACTCCCGGCTTGTCGACGTGGCCCGCCTTCCCGTTGACGAGTTCTGCCGCCTGCACGGCTGACAAGAAGGGAGTCCCACATGGACGCACCCGACGTGATCGACGCGCCCGTGAACGCGGAGCCCGAGTCGCGCACCCTCATCGCCCCGTTCACCCTCACCCGTGACGCCGATGTCGGCGACGGCCTGACCCTGACCGGCTATGCCGCAGTGTTCAACAGCCCGACCCGCATCGCGAACTATGAAGGCGACTTCACTGAGGTGGTCGCACCGGGCGCGTTCAAACGGTCGATCAACGCCCATAAGCCGGTGATCCAGTTTGACCACGGCACCCACCCCGTCATCGGTTCCGTTCCGATCGCGTCGATCAAGGAACTACGCGAAGACGAACGCGGCCTCTACATCGAGGCACGCCTGTTCGACAACTGGATGACCGAACCGTTGCGTGACGCCATCAACGGCGAAGCGATCACCGGTATGTCGTTCCGGTTCTCTGTCGTGAAAGACACCTGGACCCGTGCCGGTGGCGAACACGTACGCACCCTGAAAGAAGTCAAGTTGTACGAGCTCGGCCCGGTTGTCCATCCGGCCTATCTCGACACGTCGGTCGCGTTGCGCTCCCTTGAGCGTGCCGCCGGCATCCACATTCTCGGCACTTCCGACGCACCCGCCTCTGGCACTGCAGACGAACCCGCCGCCAGCGACGACCCGGCACCCCGCCACTCGACGCGCACCAGAAACCAACGGCTTGCCCTTGTGCAAGCCCTGAACCTCTGAGGAGGCACTGATGCACAGCATCGAATCCCTCCAGGCGCAGATTGAGGAGCGTAACGCTCGCATTCTCGAACTGGCGAACCTGGACGACATCACCCCCGAGCAGGACGCCGAGCTTGACACGCTCGTCGCACAGCGTCAGGCCGGCGAACTGGAGGCCGAAGTCTCGAAGCTCGAGGCCCGCGCCGCCGCCGTCGCCGACATCGCCCAGCGTGGCACCCTCAAGCCTGGTGTGGCCCCCAGCTTCATCAAGCCGGTCGACCGCTACGGCTACGACATCCGTTCGCTCCGTCAGCCGGGCGAACTGCGCGACGCCACCATGCGCGTCCTCGACGACGAGTCCGTGGCCCGCTACGCCCCCGAAGGCGCCCGCGAGCACATCGAGCGGATGGTCGCCGTGCAGGACAAGAACACGAAGGGCACCGCCGAGCAGTTCCTTGCGACGATGCGCCCCGAGTACATCCGTGGCTTCGCCAAGCTGGTCACCGGTGTGAAGGAGATCACGGCCGAGGAGGCCCGTGCGCTCGACGAGGCCCGCGCCTGGTCGAACGGTTCGGACTCGACGGTGATCCCCGAGCTGTTCGACCCGCAGATCCAGATGTTCAACGCCGGTGCGATGAACCCGTTCCGTCAGGTCGGCACCATCAAGACCGGCACCGCTGACATTTGGGAGGGCCTGTACACCGCTGGTGTGACGGCTTCGTGGGACGCTGAGGCTGCCGAAGTGTCGGACGACGACCCGGCGTTCACCCGGCCGACGATCACCGCAGCGAAGGCGGCGGCGTTCGTGCCGTTCAGTGTCGAGTTCGCAGGCGACGGTGCTGCCGTCGTGGCCGAACTGGCGATGCTGTTCGCCGAGGCGAAGACCCGCCTGGAGTCGACGGCGTTCGCGTCCGGTACCGGTTCGGGCCAGCCGAAGGGTGTCATCACCGCACTCGACGCCACCACCTGGGCAGAGATCACGCCGACCACGGACGGTTCGTTCGGTGTTGAGGACCTGTACAAGATGATGAACAACCTGGGGCCGCGTTACCGTCAGAACGCGTCGTGGGTTGCGTCGATGAACGTGGCGAACCGCATCCGCGCGTTCGGCACGGCTCTCGGCCACGCCTACACCTCCGACCTGACCGGTTCGTACGACTTCGCCCCGCTCGGGCGTCCGCTGTACGAGTCGTCGGACTACCCGGCCCCGGCCACCCTCACCACGGGCGCGCAGAACCTGCTCACCTTCGGTGACCATAGCCAGTTCTACATCTACGACCGTATCGGTCTGTCGGTGGAGTTCATTCCGCACCTGTTCTCGACCGGCAACGGCCGGCCGACGGGTAGCCGTGGCGTGTATGGCTGGTGGAGGACGGGCGCTGACGTGATGGGTGCCGCGACGGCATCCACGTCGGGTCTGCCCATCCTGCTTTTGCAGAACCAATGACCAGCTCCGTTTGATGTGAGCCCGAAGGGGGGGGACGGCGTGACGCTGTTGACGATCGTGGTCCCCACCATCCCAGGCCGCGAATCTTTGCTGTCTCGCTGCCTCTGGTCGATCACGGAGCAAATGACCGACGAGGTGCAATGCCTCGTCGTACCAGGTCCCGGTCTGCTGGGTGACAAGGTGAACCTTGCCGCCCAGCGGGCACGGGGCGACTACATGACGGTCGTCGACGACGACGACTATTTGGACGGCGCCTATGTGACGTCGATCCTGCCGCTGCTGCGTGACCGGCCCGACTTTGTCGGGTTCCGCATCCTGCAGTGGATTGATGATCGGTTCCACGGGATCGCCGACACTGCCGGTGATGTGGAACGAATGAATCGTGAAACCAACCATCACGGCCCGTCCCCAAAGGGGATCACGAAACGGTCGTTGTGGTTGGGTGAACCGTTGCGGAACGACTACATGGCCGACCGGTGGTGGATGCAGGCGATTGCCCGCAAGCTGACCAGTCACGCGTTCGTTCCGCGAGTTCTCTACATCTACGACCACCGAACCACGAACGCTGGTTGGGGTGCGAGTCGTGATGTCGGCCGCTGGCCGTTCGCGCCTGAGCGCGTCGACTGGTTGCAGCCGTAGGTCGTCCCCCGGCGGTGTGGGCTGCGCCACCGGGGGACGAATCAGCCCACCAGCCCACAGCCCAAAGGAACCCCTCATGGCTTACGTGTTCTGTGTTTCTGGCGGGTCCGTTCAGCTCGGACCCGTCCCGATTCAACTTGTCCCAGGTCGTGCGTATGCGGCCGACGATCCGGTGGTCCGCCAGTATCCGCAGTTCTTTGCGGATACCCCGACCGTGTACAACTCGTATGGCGACATCGTTGAGCAGGCGACAGCGAACCCGGGCAACAGGCGGTCGGTGAAGCGTGGCGGCTGACTCTGTATGTGTCGCCTACCTCCACCAGGCCGACGTGTCCCATTCGTGGCATGTGTCGATGTCGTCTTCGTTCATGTACGACGTCCGTCCCGGTGGCCCGCAATCGCTTCTCCGGGGCGGCTATCTGGCACAGTACGGCAACGAGGCCGGCTACGACGCCGCACGTAACAAGGTCGCCAGATCGTTCTTGGATGAGCGGGACGCCGACTGGTTGTGGTGGGTTGACTCGGATATGGGTTGGTCGTTCGATTCGCTCGAGCGGCTGATGGCGTGCGCGCACCCGACCGATCGGCCGATCGTTGGCGGGTTGTGTTTCGGTAACAAACCGGTCGCCGATGATGGCACCAACGGCCAGATGTTCCAGATGTTCCCGACCGTGTACGCGCTCGACGAACGGGACGACAAAGCCGGGTTTTCACCGATCTATGACTATCCGGTCAACGAACTGATCCAGGTTGGTGGTACCGGTTCGGCGTTCGTGTTGATCCACCGGTCGGTGTTCCAACGGATTCGCGACCGGTTCGGCGACACATGGTATGACCGCATTCCGCACCCGAAGAACGATGTCCCGTTCGGTGAGGATCTGTCGTTCTGTCTGCGTGCGATCGCTGTGGATGCTCCGATCTTCGTGCACACCGGTGTGCGGACGAATCATCACAAGTGGGAGTACCTGTCGGAACCGTCGTACTTTGCTCGCTTGTCGGCACCCCCGGCGAAGGAACGGGTGACGGTGATTGTGCCGGTATTGCACCGTCCGCAGAACGTGGCCCCGCTGGTCGAGTCGTTGCGGGCGTCGACCGGGCTCGCCGATGTCGTGTTCGTGTGCGAAGACAACGACCTGATCGAATGGGCAGAGGTCGACAAGGCCGGCGCGAAACGGATCGTGCACTCTGGCAGTTTCGCGGTGAAGGTGAACCGGGCGATGCGAGACGTCGACACGCCGTGGGTGTTCATCGTCGGTGACGATGTCCGGTTCCATCCGGGCTGGTTGGATCATGCACAGTTCGTCGGCAACCGCCACAACGCTGCAGTGGTCGGCACCAACGACCTACTCAACCCGAGAGTGCTTGCCGGTGAACACGCCACCCACCTGTTGATCCGCACCGACTATGTGAAAGCGGTCGGCGCGTCGTGGGACGGTCCCGGTGTCGTCTGCCATGAGGGTTACACCCACTGGTATGTGGACGACGAGATCGTGACGGCTGCGAAACAGCGTGAACAGTGGGCGATGGCGCTCGGCTCACACGTTGAGCACTTGCACCATTTGAACGGCAAAGCCGCCAAGGATGACGTGTACGAGAAGGGCCAAGCGAACGCACAGGCGGACGCGGCGCTGTTCGCACAACGTGCCCGCAAGTTCGGGGGGTTGCGATGATCACCGTGCACCCCGACCCGTTCCCGCACGCCGTCGAGGACGGACTGTGGGACAACGCCGACCTGTATGCGGCAATGAACGCGTTCCCACCGCCGCAGCATCCGATCTGGCGCCGGTTCGCAAATGATCGTGAGGTCAAGTTCGGGTCGACCGGCCCGACGACATCGCTCCCGATGCCGGTGCAACGTGTCCTCGCGAAGCTACATGACCCGGAGTGGTGCGGTCTGTTGGGGATGGCGTTCAACATCCCCGGTTTGACCGCTGACATTTGGGGCGGCGGGATGCACATGATCCCACCCGGCGGCAAGCTCGATATGCACGTCGACTTCAACCAGCACCACAACGGCCTGTACCGGCGCATCAACTGTCTCGTGTACCTGAACCTCGGATGGAAACCCGAGCATGGTGGCCAGCTCTACCTTGGTGCCGAACGTGAAGTCACCGTGGAACCGGTGTTCAACCGTACGGCAATGTTCGCCACGTCGGACACGTCGTGGCATGGCCACCCCGAACCGACCAGTGAAGGGTTCTGGCGTAAGTCGCTGGCGGTCTACTACTACTCACCCGAACCGGCTCCGACGTTCGACCAGCCGCACGACACGATCTTCCTGGGGGTGTGACATGCACCCGGAAGTGATCGCGTTCGTGAAGTCCTGCAACGAGGTCGACTACACCGGCGCGCTGGTGTACGAGGTCGGGGCTCAGGATGTGAACGGGGCAACCCGTGACCTGGTCCCACAGACATACGCCCGTTGGGTCGGGTTCGATCTGGTCGCCGGCCCTGGTGTCGATTATGTCGGCGACGCCGAACAGACAATCCCCGGCAACCCGCCGTGTGACGTGATGATCTCGACCGAAGTGCTCGAGCACGCCGAACGGTGGGCGGAACTGCTTGGCGTCATGTGCGACGCCATCAAGCCCGGCGGCTGGCTGGTACTCACCTGCGCCGGCAAAGGACGCCGCCCGCACGGCGCGAACGGTGGCCCGTTCCCTGAACCGGGCGAATGGTACCGGAACGTCGAACTGCACGAAGTCGACGCAGTGTGCACAGCGCACGGTTTGTCGATGGTGTACGGCGAGGAGGGCTACCCCGGCGACACCCGTTACCTAGGGCGAAAGGCTGACTGATGGCTGCACTGGTGCTCGATGATGAGGTGAAACAGTTCCTCGAGATCGCCGACAACGCTGATGACGCGCTGATTGGTGCGATCAACCTGGCTGCGTCGGATGAGGTGCGCCAGTTCTGTGGCCGGTCGTTCACGGTGGACCCGGCACAGGCGGCGACCACACGGGTGTTTCAGTCGTTGACGGAAACGTTGTGCATGATCGACGACGCCTGGTCGATCACGCTGGTCGAGTCTGATTCCGGTAACGACGGGACGTATGCGACCGACTGGACGTCGTCGCAGTGGTATGCGTGGCCGGCAAACGGGATCAGCCAGACCGGTGAAACGGGTTGGCCGTACACGCACATCACGTCGACGGGTTCTCTGTGGTTCCCGATCGCGGATCGTCCGAATGTTCGCGTGACCGGTAAGTGGGGTTGGGCGGCGTTGCCTGACTCGGTTCGGTTGGCTCACCTGCAGTTGTGTGGTGAGCTCTACCGGTCCCGTACCGGCGGGTATGACACGTTCACCACGGACGGCGGGTTCACCACGATCCGGTCGAACCGGGTGGTGCGTGACCTGTTGCAACCGTATCGGCGGTCAACGGCCGCTGATGGCCGGTTTGTGGTGGGCTGATGGCCAGCATCGCGACTACTCGTACCGCCATCGCGAACGCTTTGACCGCTGCCGGGTTCCGGGCGTTTGACTATTCGCCTCAGAACCTTCCCCCGCCGTGTGTGATCGTCGGTCTACCGACGACGTACCGTCCGAACGATTCGCTGTCGGATACGGCGACGTTCACGATCCCGGTCACCTGTTACGTCACGTATGCGTCGAATCGTGCCGCCGAGGACAACCTTGAGGCGATGTTGGCTTCGTCTGGTACCGGTTCGGTGATCGCAACGATCGAGGCGATCGGCAGTAGTTACGCCGTGTCACAGGTGCGCGACTTCGGTGTGCTCGAGGATACGAACGGTCAGCCGGTCGCGCTCGGTTGCGTCGTCGACGTCGACGTCTACGCCTGACACATCTACCCAAAGGACAGCCCCTTGAAGGTACTCGTGGTTCACCCTGGACCCCATTTCAGCGTTGCCGACGTTCATCGCGGCCTGTTGAAAGGGTTGAACCAGTGCGGCGTTGACGCCCGCGAGTTCAACCTTCACGACCGGCTCAACTTCTACAGCCTCGCAACCCTGGAGAAAGACGGCGAACACGTCAAAGCGTTCTCCGAAGACGCAGCGCTCGAAATGGCCGCGAAAGGTCTAGAGGCAGCGTTGTACGAGTGGTGGCCCGACATGGTGATCATCGTGTCCGGGTTCTTCATCCCCCCGTTCGTGTGGGGTGTGTTGGCCCGCCGCCCGCACCATGTGGTGCTGTGGTGCACCGAATCCCCGTACGAGGACGGCAAGCAAACCCAACCGGCCCGCTACGCGGACACGGTCATCCTGAACGACCCGGTGAACCTGGAGTCGTTCCAACAGCACACCAACCCGCGCACGTTCTACTTTCCGCACAGCTACGACCCGGACGTGCATTGTCCGCGACCGGTCGACCCGAATCTGGCGTCCGACTTCGCGTTCGTTGGGACCGGGTTCCCGTCACGGGTCGAGTTCTTTGAACAGGTCGACTGGACCGGGCTTGACGTGTTGTTGGCCGGCAACTGGCAAACGTTGTCGGATGATTCGCCCCTGTTGCCGTTCCTGGCAACCGCCAGGGATCAATGTCTCGACAACGCTGATGCGGCCCGCTTGTACACGTCGGCGAAGGTGAACGCGAACCTGTACCGCAAGGAACTGCTCGAGGGTGGTACGGCGGACGGGTGGGCGATGGGTCCACGCGAGGTCGAGTTGGCGGCGTGTGGCGCGTTCTTTCTACGTGAACCACGCGGTGAAGGGGACGACCTGTTCCCGATGTTGCCGACGTTCCGCACTCCTGACGAATTCTCTGATCTGCTCCGCTGGTGGCTTGCCCACGAGTCGGAGCGCGATACCGCAGCGACGGCAGCCCGAGCCGCTGTGGCCGACCGTACGTTCCAGAACACGGCCGCGCGGCTGTTGCGTCTGGTCGACGGTGTCGGCAAACCCGTCACCCGGTGACGGCCCCCTAACCATCCCCCATATTTGGAGGTACCCCTTATGGCACGCGTCGCCGGTCGCTCGGGTCGTCTGTACGTGAACCTCACGTCGGGCGGCACTGCCGAGCCTGTCACGTTTCTGAACCAGTGGTCGATCAACTTCGCCACCGACAATATTGAAGTCACTGCTCTGACCGATACGAACAAGGTGTACGTGTCCGGACTTCCCGATTGCTCCGGGTCGTTCTCGGGCTTCTACGACGACGCCACGGTGCAGACCTACACGGCGGCGACCGACGGCGTGGCTCGCAAGTTCTACTTGTACCCGCAGTCGTCGACGACGCAGTACTGGTTCGGTACGGCGCTGTTCGACTTCAACGTGTCGGGCGACGTGAACGGTGCGGTCACCATCTCGGGTGACTTTGCCGCTGCCACGGCGGTCGCGAAGGTCGGCTAATGCCGGCAGTCCGCACCCTGTCGGCGATGGGTCCGACGTTCACCAAGATGGCCGACGCTGCAGCGAAAGCGAACGCGGAAGCGGTGGAACGCAGCACCCGCAAACTAGGTGCCGTCGTCGATACGGAAGGTGGCCGGCACCACATCAAGGGCAAGGGTGGCAAACGGGTTCCGTTGTCATCCAAGGTTGATGTGCGCGCGTTCACCACCACCAAGGGTGCAACCGTTGTCAGTGGTGCCGTGCGGGGTGTGCCACAAGGGTTCTGGTCGATTGTTGAACACGGCACGACCGGTCCCTACATCATTGCCCCGCGCGGCACCATCAAGGGTTCGTCCCGAACGTACTTCAATCGTGCTCTCAGGGGTATGGAATCAGGGACGTTGTATCGCTCCCGCCGTGCCATCAAGATCGGCGGCAACTTTCGCCCGTTCGTGTCTCACCCTGGCAGCAAGCCCAGCGGCAAGCCGTGGGAGTTGTCTATGCGGATAGGTGTTCCGCTGGTCGCCAACGGTCACGCCTGGGAGGAACGCAAGGCATTGACCAAAGCGTTCACAAGGTCCATCTAACACAGGAGCAACAGCCCATGCCGTTCTACTTCAACCATGCCGACAAGAAACTCAACCTGGAGGAACTGCCGCTCGACCGATGGATCGCCATTGAGGCAGAGTCCGGCCAGCCGTGGCCCGAAGTGTTGACCGGTAAATGCATCGGTGACGCGAAGGTCGCGAAAGCTGTGATCGGTCAGGCGTGCGGTCACCTTGGTATCGAGGTGCCGGCGTTGACGCTCAAGTCGGTGGTGGAGCTCATCACGTTTGATCGTGAGGAAACACTGCCGACCGAGTTCGTGGACGGTATGCCTGACCCAAAAGCGACGGATTCCGCACCGGTGACGACCTGATCGTCTGGTGTGCTCAACGGTACGGGTGGCCCCCTGATGTCGTGCGTCGACAGTCGCCACGCGACCTACTCCTGTTGATCTACTCGAGCCAGTGAGGTGACGTGTGGCGATCGGTTCTGAGGCACGTTCTACCTTTCTGGCGATTGTCAAGGGTGACGCATCGCAGGCGGTGTCCGAGTTCAAGAAGCTTGGCAGTTCGGTCGAGAAGTCGACGAAGGGTGCTGAGGGTTCTGTCGGCAAGTTCAAGCAGGCGACCAGTGGCGCGTTCGCAGAGATCAAAGCGAACGCTGGACTGATGGCGGCAGGCGCCGGCGTTGCTATTGCCGGGTTTGCCGTGAAAGCGGTCAACGACTTCGCCAAGCTCGGTATCGAGGTCGGCAAGTTCGCTGATGCCACGTCGTTGTCGACCGAGGAGGCGTCACGCTGGATCGAGGTTGCTGGCGATTATGGTGTGGAGGCTGGGTCGCTGCAAACGGCGCTCGGGAAGTTTGCCAAGTCGATCGACGTCGACACGTTCCGACAGTTCGGCATCGAGATCGCCACGACGGACCAAGGGTTGACGGATGTTAACGCCACCTTCCTGAATGCGATCGACACGATTCGCGGGATGAAGGACCCGACTGAGAAAGCGACTGCCGCCACCAAGCTGTTCGGTCGTGGCTGGCAGGACTTGGCTGAGATCATCGGGACCGGCTCTAAGGGGTTGAAGTCGCGTCTTGATGATGTTGCCGATGTCAAGGTGTTCTCCCCGCAGGAAGTCGCCAAGTCTCGCGAGTACCGCGACGCTATTGATGGCCTGACGGATTCGTTGGGTGAGATGGCACAGAAGGCCGCGAAGGATCTGTTGCCGACGGTGACCGCGTTGGTGAAGGGGCTTGAGCGGATCATTGACCTTGCCGACGACTTGGATTTGACGAACCTTGATCCGTTGGGGACGCGTAACAGCACGGGTAGCGGCTGGAAGGAACTGCAGACGCAGGTCAAAGCGGCCGGCGACGAGTTCTTCAAAACCAAGTGGGCTATCGACAACAACATCAGGTCGATGGACGATCTGCAGCGCGTGTGGTTCGGGTTTGAGCCGCCGGTGGCGCAGATCAACGCGTCGGTCAAAGCGGCGACCGAGTCGTTCCGGAAGAACGAGCAGGCTCAACGCGATCTGGTCAACGTTCGGATCGATCAGCACTTCAAGTACATGGAGGATGGCGCCGAGCAGGCGTCGGATGCGACGGAACGTTTGGCGAAGGCCGAGAAGGCTGCGTATGACCGGACCCGTAACTTGCGGCAAGCGTTGGTCGACCTGAACAACATTCAGCTTGATGCGCTCGGGGCGAAGCTGGATGCTGTCGACGCTTACAACGAGCTGATCATCGCCCAGCGTGACTATGACGCAGCAGTCAAAGAAGGGTCAGCGTCCACGGAAGAGTTGGCGTTGCAGGCGAACGCGCTTGCACGGCAAGCCGCCGAGTTGGATCGGGCGCAGCAGGAGGCGGCAGGCGGGACACAGGACGCCGCTGAACAGAACAAGGTTCTGTTGGACTATTACAACAAGTTGCAGTCGACGCTCAAGGTCGGTTCCCCGTTGTGGCTGGCGATCGAGGCGTACAAGCAACAGTTGTTGTCGATCCCGTCGAACGTCAACACGAAGGTGACGGTCAACGGCAAGGTGGTGCAGGACAACACGTCCGGCAAGCAGGGTGCTGGTGCCGGTTTCGGGATTGTGGGGACCGCCGCCGCCGGCACCGACCGTGCCCGTCGTGGCACCTATCTGGTTGGTGAGAACGGGCCAGAGTTGGTTTCTATGCGTGGCGGCGAGCGGGTGT